TCATGTTCAGCGTCCGTCTGGGCACCCGCACGAGGATCATCTGCACCACCACGCCGCGGCCTAAGGATCTGATCATTGACCTAGTGGGCAGGGACGGCGATGACGTCAAGGTGACGACCGCCTCAACGTACACCAATCTTCAGAACCTAAGCACCAACTTCAAGGCGCAGGTGTTGCAGTATGAAGGGACGAAGCTGGGGCGTCAGGAGATCTACGCTGAGATTATTGACCCTGAAGAAAGCGGAATTGTCAAGCGCGAAATGTTCCGACTGTGGCCCGATGGCAAACCGTTCCCGGCGTTTGAATATATCCTGCAGAGCTATGACGTGGCCACGTCTGAGAAGGTGGCTAATGATCCGACAGCGTGCATCACGTTCGGGGTGTTTAAGCCGCTCGATGGCCCGATGGCTGTTATGGTCATTGACTGCTGGCAGGAGCGGCTGCAGTACCCTGACCTCAGGCCAAAGGTCATCGAGGAGTACGGCACCGTGTATGGCGAGGGCAAGGAGAAGAAACGGGTGGACCTCCTGCTGATCGAGGACAAGTCCGCGGGTATCAGTCTGATCCAAGACTTGCAACGGGCGCACCTGCCGATCAGGGCATACAACCCCGGCCGAGCCGACAAGATGCAGCGCCTAAACATTGTGTCCAACATCATCGCCCGGGGCCGGGTATGGATACCGGAGAGCAGCCAACGCAAAGGGTATGTGCGGGACTGGGCAGAAGGCTTTGTGAGCCAGATCTGCAGCTTCCCTGAGTCTACCCATGACGACTTCGTAGACGCCTGTACGCAGGCTTTGAGATACCTTCGAGATGCAGGCTGGCTAGAGATTGACCCACCGCCAGAGGATGATTGGGATGAAGATGACTATGTGGATTCGGGTCGGCCAAAGCGTTCGATCAATCCATATTCGCAGTAGTCATGAAACAGTCAATGACATAAGTTTAAGATTTGAATGGGCGACGTGCCCTACTCAAGGGAGGTGATCATGGTGGGTGGATTCTTTGACGGCGACGACAAGGCGATTGCCGTTGTAGCCGAGCGTATTGAGTTTGAGGCCGAGCACAACGTCTCGGAGTACTCAGAGCAGACGATTGAGAACTTTCGGTTGACCGTAGCGATCCTGCGCGGCGCAGGCGACATGGTCAAGCGCATTGACTACCTCCTGAATGGAGACGAAGACGAGGACACGTTTCTCGCGCTTTGGAATGATCGTTTTGGCATTGACGAGTCCGAGGATTCCGAGGATGCTGACGACGCAGAAGAGGGTGAAGAGGGTGAAGGGCTTGACGAGCAGACTGACGCCTAAATAGCGCTCACGTCGATTAGGTTACCCCGGAAGTCCAGCATCCCTTCGGAGTGCTTCCGGGCAATCTCAGGCCACAGTAGTTGGCTATTGCGGATGGTAAGAACCGCGAAACCAGATCGCCAATTGGCCGGGTTATCTTCCATGTAGTCACTGAACTGTGGGCCGTCAGTGTCCGCCAATGTTCCGGTGTCGACCCCAAATCTGGTTCCGTTATAGTCATCAAACGGGGTGCATTTCAAGGAATGCAGGTGCCCAGTAACGATGGACTTGCCTGAGTTGACGGCGTTGTTGTGGGTAGCGTGGACACCATTTTTATAGCGGTGCTTGATCACAATGTCTGGGGTAGGCCAGCAGGTCCAGCAGGGGTGCCACTTCGGGAAGTGCTCCTTGAGGGTGAGCCCGTCAACCCCCTCGAATTCGGGGACGTATGCGCTCAGGCGCGTCTCAAACCTTGCGTCATGGTTACCTAGTGGCCAGATCAATTGCGTGTGATGGCGAGCCTTGTGGCAGGCCTCCTCAATCTCCTTCATGGATTCCTTGCAGGCGTCTAGTTCCTGCTTAACGGAGGGCCGGTTGCTCCACCCCGACCTCGGGTGCCTGCTGATCGAGGCGCCGTCAAATATGTCTCCGTTGGCGACGACCATATGCGGTTTAAGTTCTTTTATCGCCCATAGCAAGCCCTTGAAAGCAGTTGTTCTAATTCCCGGCCAGAAGTGCGCGTCTGAGAAGACGAGGATGACGCCGTCAGTGATTCCGCCTTGGTGACGGTACTTGACGAGGTGGAAGTTGGGCTGGTGGTTTGCGCAGGACGGGTTTGGGTTCTCAGACGGGAGCGATATGCCGAGTTTGATCTCAAGGCTGCGCCGTCTGAGGTGTACGTTGCGCACGGTAATGCCGGTTTCGTCTGCAATCTTCTGGGGGCTGCGAAGCCGGTGCCAGAGTTCGAGAAACTCATCATCGGTGATCTTCATAGCGTGCCCATATGTTGTGCAGACCGCTTCATACCAAAGGGTTGTAATACTGTCTACCGCAAAATGATGTAGGCTATAAAAATAACCACCCAAGCTGAAGCTGCTGGATGTTCGGGCTATCGGCACTGGGTTCTTGAGGATGACCCGCCCAGTGATGGAGGAAAAAAGTTGTGAACATGATAATTTCTGCAGCGTTCGGGTATCAGTCGGCTATGTTGCACCCGTTCGTTAGGTCTTTGAGGAAGGTATATCAGGATCGTGTAGCAATCTTGATCAGGCCGAATCAGGTTGGCGAGATGGAAAAGTTTGCAAAGGACTACGGGGTTGAGCTTATATTGTCTGAGCACTCGTGGCATTCCGGGCCGGAGATCAACCGGTTCTTTGCGGCTTTAGATTTATTAAAGAGAACCAAAGACATTGATAATGTGTTTCTGACTGATTCACGGGATGTGATCTTTCAAAAATCTCCGTTTGTGTCTGGAGACTATTTGTACTTGTACACGGAGCCGGTGACTATCAGAGAGTGTCCGTTCAACAGCAACTGGACTCGGCACTACTACGGGGATGTTGTTTTCGAGCAGATCGCGGACAATCCGGTGTTGTGCGCTGGTACCACGCTTGGATCTTACGGCAGGATGGTGGAGTATTTAGAGATCATGTGCTCGAAAATGAAAGAGAAGTTGTCTCAGAACTATGTGTACATTCTTGCTGATCAGGCAATACATAATTACGAGTTTTATTCTGGCGGGATGCCGGGTGCGGTTGTGAGGAAACACGGTTACTCGGAGGTACAAACGCTTCATCACGAGAAAAAGTTTTTGTTCTCAAAAGATTGTTTCCTATTGAATCATGACGGGAGCGTTGTTCCGGTTATACATCAATATGACCGGCATTCTCAGTTTTTTCCTGTGTTTGACAAGATGGTAAACAGATAAAGAGGAGTTAAAGTGATTGAAAGCCCTGTGTTTGTGTCGTTCTTTACGCCTAATGGTAAGTACCCGGAGTTAGCGGAGAAGTTGAAGGCGTCGCTTGATAGGTTTGAATTGAATCGTGACGTGATGGAGTTGCCGCAATTTCCAACTTGGCAGCAGGCTCTTGTGTACAAGCCTCAGTTCATCTTAGGGATGTTGGAGTTGCACAAGCGTCCGGTGGTGTGGATGGATATTGATACGGAGGTGTGGCAGTTCCCGGAGATGTTGTTTGGTCCGCATGACTTTGCGGTGTACAACTGGGCGGCTGACACGGATCATCATCTTGATGGCCGGGTGGACCGGGATAAGTTGGTGTGTTCTAGCGGCGTAGTCAAGTTTGGTTGGACTAATGGCGCATACAACTTGCTGAGGCGTTGGAGTGAGGCAATGAGGACGGCGCAGGGCGCGGATGATCCGGAGTTGGATTGGGTGTACAACGAGAGCGCTGACGTGAACCCGTTGTGGTTGCCCAAGACGTACAACCGGATGGATAAGCACACGCATCATTGGTCATCGATTCCCGCGGATGAGGTTGTGATCAACCACGACTACACCGGCGGACGGCATGGCTAAGTGGGTCATCCACAAGGGTTATGAGGGGTTTGCGGACCGGTTGCAGTCGCTTTCGTATTGTGTGGATATTGCGGTTAAGCACAACCGGAAACTTTACGTTGATTGGACGGACGAGTGCTGGGTAGAAGGGTTCTACCGGTACTTCAGTATTGACGGGTTTGATGATGCATTGCCGGAAGGGGAGTGCTATCCGGAGTTTTGGACTGGTGCGTTAGCCAAGCCGATGGGGCGTTGGGCGTACCGGGTTCAGGATTTGGTTGAGTTTGATTTAAGCAAGGCGGACGGAGATGTTGGGGTGTGGGTGCATCCGAACATTGGGTTCCGGGCGTGGAACTTTGTGACGCTGGCCAAGCGCCTGAAGATTAAAATGTCGCTTGAGTTGAAAAATATGCTGAACGTCAGGCCGCAAAAGTTGGTGCATTTAAGGGGCACGGACAAGGGGCATGACCCGGAGAGGTTTGAGATGCTGCTGAGAGAGCACGGTGATGCCGCGGTGGTATCTGACGACCGGCGGTTAGTTGACCGGTGGAGGGAAAGGTACCCGGACGCACTGATCCTAACAGATGTGCTGTCGGAGGACGGGCAGGCGTCGCACTTTGTTGGCGTAAAGGGGAAGACGAGGCACGAGGTGAACTTGCGGGTGATTGCGGACTTTATGACGTTGGCGTTTGCGCCGCAGGCTGAGGCGTTGATTGAGGACAGTTTGTTTTTCAAGATGGCTAGGGTTTACGGAGGGTGCTACAGGGATCAGATGAAATGAAGCGGGTTCTTGTCACTGGCGGCGCTGGCTTTCTGGGCTCTCACCTTTGTGAGGTTTTGCTTAAGCAGGGTAATGAGGTTCTCTGTGTGGATAACTTCTTTACAAGTAGCAAGCGTAATGTTGAGCACTTGATGTCAAACCCGGCGTTTGAGTTGATGCGCCATGACGTGACGTTTCCGTTGTATGTTGAGGTTGATGAGATCTACAACTTGGCGTGTCCTGCGTCTCCGGTTCATTACCAGTACGATCCGGTGCAGACGACTAAGACTAGCGTGCATGGCGCGATCAATATGCTTGGGTTGGCCAAGAGGGTTGGGGCCAAGATCTTGCAGGCGAGCACAAGCGAAGTCTATGGCGATCCAGAGGTGCATCCGCAGCCGGAGGGTTATTGGGGGCGTGTGAACCCGATTGGCGTGCGCAGTTGCTATGACGAAGGGAAGAGGTGCGCTGAGACGTTGTTTTTTGACTATTGGCGTCAGCATCAAATTCAGATCAGGGTTGTGCGGATCTTTAACACCTATGGTCCACGGATGCACCCGGATGACGGGCGGGTTGTGAGCAACTTTATTGTGCAGGCGCTCAGGGGTGAGCCGATCACAATTTACGGTGACGGCACGCAGACCCGTAGTTTTTGTTACGTTGACGATCTGATCGAGGCGATGGTTAGGATGATGGCCAAGGATTGCGCCGGGCCGATCAATATTGGCAATCCGGGTGAGTTTTCAATGCTTGAACTTGCGCAAAAAGTGTTAGAACTGACGGGTTCCAAGTCGGAGATTGTGTTTTTGCCGTTGCCGGCGGATGATCCGAGGCAGAGGAGGCCGGACATTTCGGTAGCAAAACAAGTGCTGAGATGGGAACCGAAGATTGCGTTAGATGAGGGTTTGAGCAAAACGATCAGGTACTTTCAGGGCGTGACTTGACATCCAGCCCGGGATATGATGTCGACTGGAGGGTTAACCATGACCGAACAAGAAGCCCGTGCCCTATTAGGGTTGCCTGAGCCTACCGAAAAGGTATACGACAGGCGCACCGACATCCGCAGGCCTCCGATGCCGGAGGTGATCAACCGACCCCGCGGCAAAACGATGGGGGCTGTATCGGACTTCTTGGCTGACATTGACAAGCGGTCTAGATCGGCCCAGAACGCGCTCGTGGACCGGTTGATGCCTCAGGGTGGACCTAACGTCCCATTCCCTGTAGGGCTCTCGCTATACCCCACCATGACCTCTTCTGGTGAGATCAACCAGCCCAAAGGTCTGGAGACTGTACCACTGCCGCTGGCTGACATAGCCAAGACCATACAGGCATCGGACCTGATGGGC